TCTCGATCCTCAAGGGCATCGGCGGATGGGCGCTGATGGCCTGGGCGGTTTTCAAAGACAATCTGGTTGAAATTCTGATCGCGGCGGTGATCATCGTCGCGGTGATCTGGTTTATTAAACAATCGAAGGACCGGGCGAATGAACGAACGGTCGCGGCTCTTAAAAAATAATTATGATTCTCGGAGGCAAAGCAGAAAAAATCGATGAGCTTCGCAAGTTTTACGCGAACGCTCCGAAGACTGTCGCGGCGATCGAAGAAAAGCTCGGGGATTCGAGCACGCTGCTTGATTTCTGGTTCGATTGGGTAAAAAGCGCACCGTCGATCTTCTTCCGCTTTCGGATATACGGGGAAACAAAAACCCAGTTTGTGAGGCTTGAGAAATGAGCGATTCCTGCGCCACCTGTAATCACGACGAGCATAAAGTCGGCCAGTGTAAAAAGTGCAACTGCGGCGAAAGTGAGATCGTGCATCCGGGGCGCTCGTGGTATTCGCTGAAACGGGACTTCGGCGATTATATCAATTTGATTTACAACAGTCCCAGAGTCGTCAGATACGAGAAAGGAGAATATAAATCATGTCGGTAAGAGCAAAATTTAAGGTCGATTCAATCGAAGCAACTCTCGGCAATAAACAAAAGCCGGAAGGCGGATGGGAACAGGTTGAAATGAAAACAATCAAAATGTCGCCTGTTTATTCGACGGATCCTGCGCACGAAAACAAAAAATTCTGGGATATGTCGCCCGGCGGTCAGTTATCGCTTAATTGCGTGAATCCGGCCGCGTCGTCGCAGTTCGAGTTAGGCGCGGAATATTATCTCGATTTTACGAAAGCTGAAAGCTGATCGGCCATTTATAACGCCATCATTCATTGATGTTTCGAAGTTGAATTTTACGGTACCAGTCCCAAAGACTGGATTAAAAATGTAGGAGAAAAAACGTGAGAAAAACTTTAATTTTCATAATCGCAATCGTCGTGCTCGCCTTCGGGGCGTTCGCGGCGGTCGTTCCGAAGGATCTCGCCGTGACGCCCAAAGCGTCCGTCAAGGCTTCCGTCCCGAAGGCAAACAATCCGGCGCCAATCGTGACCGCTCAAAAAGCGGCGGCGGCCGTCGTTTCGCCGTCTGAGATCGCTCAGCGGGAATACGCGCTAAAAACACCGTCAAACGTCACGGAAAAACCGGCTGCACGTCGAAATCAGGTCAGTCTTTCGGTTATTTACAGTGAACCGATTCAGAATATACCGATTTACGAACCGGCGAATCAGAGCAACGCCTTTAAGGGATTTTCCGCAAACAACGGCGCCCGGGCAAAGATTTAGCCCGGCCGGACCCTCCTCGGTTGTTTTTTACGATTGCAAAGGCCGCCCCACCGGCGGCCTTTTTTTAGACAAACTATGATCGATATTTTATTCAAAATTTTTACTGACAAAGCCGTCCGTCCTTTTGCGATCGGGCTTTTACTGATTCTTGTTTTAGGCGCGATTTTTGCCTATTTGACGCATGAACGCCGGATCGCCGAAAAAAAAGCGATAGAGGAGCGTCAGGAAAACGAACGGCTGCAAAAACAGAACGAGGGCCTGCAGATCCTCGCGAATGCCGCAAACCAAGCGGTAGAAATTACAAAGGAGAAAGAAACAGCAAATGCTCAGGCACAAAATTCCAATATTTCCAATCTTAATTTTGCTAATAGCGTTCTGCGTGATAGTTCCAATTTCAATGGGAACGGCTTCGATCAATTTTGCAGGAATTTTCCTTTGGACAGCACCTGTATTCAAAAATAGTTAATTTTTATGCGGACAAACACCGATTTTCAGGCTAACGGCACAATCAACACACCAGTTACGCGAAATCCGCGTAAGAATGACGCTTGGTTTGACGCCGATTTCATTTGCCCAATCGCAAAGATGTTTGGTTTGACCGTGAGCCGCTATTTCGCGGTTGTTGCGGCGGTTTCTTTGCTGCGTCGGATTGTCCGCCCAACGAATATTGCCTTTTTCGTAATGCCCGTTTTTGTCAATCCGGTCAAGCGTCAGACTGGCGGTCGGTTTGGCTCCGATTTCTGTCAAAAATTTTTCAAAGGAATTGAATCGAAACTCGATTCCGCGTCCGCCGTAATGACGAAAGAACTTATTTTTCGGATTAGTACAGCGATCTTTGGCAGCTTGGTAAGCGGCGTATTCGGTTGTGTAACGAAATCCGTGTTTTATAGCTTTTGCGTCTCGGGCGCAGCCGCAAGACTGAGAAGTTCCGCGTCTCAGATTCTGTGTATTCGGAAAACAATGATTTCCGCAATCGCATTTACAGAGCCACAAGGGGCGTTTGTTCTTCTTTCCCGCGTAACCGATGACGTAGAGTTTTCCAAACGTTTGTCCGGTCAAATCAATAAATTTTGGGTTTGTTGGTACAGACTGAAGGACGGTGTTAAAATTTTTGATAGACATAATTTACTCCATAACAGTAGATTGTGGGTAGGCTTACTTGAGAGGTGCAAACTCTCTTGTGAGCCGTTTTTTATTTTACCATAAAACTATGAAAAAGATTTGTTTATTACTGATATTTATTGGGATTTTTGCGATTTCGGGCTATTCACAAAAAAGCTGTGAAGAACAATTGGAAATCGGAAATCAACAGTTGTTAAAAACGCTCGATGCGTATGAAAAACTGCTGAAAGCGAAATCGGACGCCGACGCGGAGCTCGTGACGAATAAAGATCTTCGGGCAAAAGAAGAAAAATATAACGATGAGCTGCTGAAGGCCGTCGCACTGCTGGTCTCGAGCGAAAAACGCGATAAATCGTTTTTTCGAAAATTACTCGATCAATTGGGGAATGTACTGAAGGCGGCGACAAAGCCGGAAGCTCTGGCGACGATCGCCGGTCTGATTGTGATCGTGCGGGGATTAAAATGATTTCTTTTCTCCCAAAACGGGAAAAACAATGGAACTGACAATGGAAGACCGCAAACAATTTATCGAATTTTTTGAAGAATCCAAAAGCTATCGAAAGGCTCAGGAAAACGACATTAAAGAGATCAAATCGCAAGTTTCGGCGATCCAGTTAACGCTGGCCGAAGAAAAGGGCAAAGATCTTCCGTCGCGCCTGTTGCGGATCGAGCACGAATTAGAATCGCTTCGGACTTTTCGTGACAATGTAACCGGCAGCATCAACTCGCTTAAATGGGTGCTCGGTATCGGATTCGGATTTATCAGCTCGCTGCTCGTCGGTTTAATTATTCTGGTGGCCCGCGAAATTTTAACGAAATAGTTATGATGCGCCCCTTTCCACCGGAAATATTGATCGACGATTATGTTGGGATCGATTACTTCATCTCGTCGCCCGAGCTCGATGCCTGGGTGAGAGATACTTTTCTGAACGAACGATCGCCGCTTTATAATCCCGAGCACGAACATCTTTTGCCGGCGCAGATCGGTTATCTCTGGACGAACGTGCCGTGCGCTCAAAAACAGCGCAGCGTGGCCGGCATGGCCGAATATCCTTTCTTTCGGGGAAACGGCTGGCAAAAGCATCGCCAGATGATGCAGATGCAGGAATGGTTCGGCGAGGTTCCGAATTTCATCATCACGCTCGACGCGCATTATTCGAATCAGGCATCGGATGTCGATTTTTGCGCCCTTGTCGAGCACGAGCTTTATCATTGCGCCCAGAAGATCGACGAACACGGCGAACCGATGTTCAATGCCCTGACCGAACAGCCGATCTACTGCATCCGCGATCATGACGTGACGGAATTCGTCGGCGTCGTTCGGCGGTACGGAATCGGATCGGTTATGAACGGACAGGCTTTCGTCGATGCGGCATTGGCGGAACCGACGATCGCGCCGGCGGATGTGGCGCAAATGTGCGGGAATTGCACGAGGTAAAGTTAAATTGAAAAAGTTTACCGAAGATTTACGAAACTGAGAAAATGGCGACTCTAAATGACAAACAGAAAACCTTTATCGTGCAGGAGCTTGCGTGTTACCAGACCTATTCTGAGGTGGCCGCTTCGGTAAAGGATATTTTCGGCATCGAGATCCTGCGACAACAGGTCTATATTTACGATCCGACGAAAAACAAGGTCGCGAAAAAATGGCAGGATATTTTCGAGGCGACGCGCACCAAATTTCTCGACGATACTTCATCAATCGCCGTCGCCAGCAAATCATACCGGCTTCGCGAGCTCGACAAGATCTATCAAAACCAAAAGGCCGCGAAAAACCAGAACACGAAAGCGATGAAGGATACGCTCGAACAGGCGGCCAAAGAAGCCGGTGACGCTTTCACAAATAAGCGTGAAATCACCGGCAAGGGCGGCGAGTCGTTGGCGCAGCCGATCGCCGAAGCCTTCGGACAATTCAATAAAATGCTCGAAAAAGTTTATGGTCCAACCGGCAACAATCTCGACGGCGACGGTTCAAATAAATGACGCGGCACTGCTGAATTATTTCACGACCGCGCAGGCCTACAACGTGCCGCCGGATGCCCTTCAAAACTTCCAGCGCGGCGGATATCTCGCCCAACCGAAGCAGCTGCAATTCCACGCGGCCGCACGTCTTTGCGATCTTCCCGATGGGCCGACGCAGATCGGATTCGGCGGCGCCCGCGGCCCCGGAAAATCACACGCTCTTTTCGCCCAGATCGCGCTCGACGACTGCCAACGCATTCCCGGTCTAAAAGTCCTTTACCTTCGCAAAGTCGCCAAAAACGCCCGCGAGCAGTTCGACGATCTGCGGCGGTCGGTTCTGCGGTTCACTGCTCACGAATATAAACGTCAGGAAGGAATTGTGAGCTTTCCAAACGGTTCGCGGATCATCATCGGGCATTTCAAAAACGAATCCGACATCGATTCATATCTCGGTCTTGAATACGACGTCATCTGTATTGAGGAAGCGACGACGCTGACCGAGTCGAAATACAAAACGCTGCGCGACTCAAACCGTACCTCAAAGGAAGGTTTTCGTCCGCGGATTTATTGCTCAACCAATCCGGGCGGGATCGGACACGGATGGTTCAAAAAACGATTCATCGCACCCGCGCGCGAAGGCAAAGAAAACGATACGCGCTTCGTTTTCGCGACGGTCGATGACAATGCGTTCATCGATGCCGGATATGTAGCGAAACTCGAAGATAACACCGGTTGGAAGCTGAAAGCGTACCGTTACGGCGATTGGGACATCGCGGCCGGCCAGTTCTTTTCCAACTGGCGCCACGATACGATCGTCAAAACCATCGGTTCACCGCCGTCTTATCAACCAGTCTGGGCGGCAATGGACTACGGTTTCACGCATCCGACATGCGTTTATTTGTTTTCGGAATATGACGGCAAAGTTCAGGTCATCGACGAATTTCGCGCCTGCAAGCAGCTCCCTTCGGATAACGCGGTGGAAATCATTCAAATGTTTCGTCGGCACGGTGTCGAACTTTGGCGGCTTGAAACGTTCGTTGCCGGCCGTGATGTCTTCGCCCAGAAAGCGGATGCCAACGCGAAAACCGTTGCCCAGCAATACTCGGAAGCTTTTTATAATCTGTGCGGGATCGATTTCGATCTGACGGCTGCGAACGATGACCGGATCAACGGATGGGCGGAGGTTTTGAAGTTATTCGGGAATCCCGAAAAGCTCAAACCGCCGATGATCGAGATCTCGGATCGTTGTCAATATTTGATCCAGTGCATCCCGAATCTGCAGCACAATCCGAATCGGCCGGAAGATGTTTTGAAAATGAACGTCAACGATGAGGGCGAAGGCGGCGACGATGAAGGCGATACGCTTCGTTACGGCGTGATGGCAAAGTATAACTTTATTCAGGAAGCATCGGAATCGGCCGCGCCTTATGATAGTTACTATGATTGATCAAATTTTGCTTCTAAATATGCTTCAATTTCATTTTTGGCTATTTCCTCAGACTTCTCAAACTGATCTTTGGACATTGAAAGGAAATCTTCAGGTGTATATGTCTCTTCCGCAAAATATATATCCGGAGCATAAGCCCGATGGTCATTGATTTTTTGCCAGTGCAATTTATAAAAATGAGCGACTTCGGATATTTCAATATTGGCCTTAATTAAATCGTTGATAAAATCGACCGCGATTTCGAAGAAATCAAAATGTTTAACCTGCTTTAGTCCATCTTCAGTCAGCCAGGTTACTCTAAATAATTCAAAGAAAGCTGATTCAACTCCAATTTTCATAGTCGAATTTTAACACAAACGGAATCTTGACTTTCAAATATTCAGACTTTCATTTTTTCTGAATATTTGTTTTTTTTGGCCTGAAAATGTCTTTGGTTCACGACCAATGGCAAAAACGGCAAAAAAGTTAAAACCGGATGAATTCCAGGACGAAAGCGTTTCGACCGGGCGCGTCGTCTTTTCTTCCCAATCCCTACCTCAGAATCCACGCGATGAGCAGCTGCCGAAGTTTACGTCGAAGACTGCGCGATGGATGCAGAAGGATGCCGAAGTCCATGCGGCCACGGAATTCGTGCTCGATGCTTTGCTGTCGGACGGAATTGAAACCGTCACAGCCGTTTTTGAAGGCGATAAAGAATTCGATCAAGCCGAAGAAATTTCCGCTTTCATCCGACGCAATCTGCTCGAAACCTGCCAAAGCTTCAACCGGTCCTACAAAGAACTCTGTCGCGGCGCTTTTTCGTTCGGTCACAAAATCGGTGAGATCGTTCTGCGCCTCGAAAAACAGGGCGTCGATTCGGGCAAGTTGGTTTTAGACAGACTAAAAGTCAAGCCGAACCGTTCGACCGCGTTCGTCGTCGATGAGTTTTACAACGTACTCGGACTGGTTGCCGTGCGCCGCGGTCAAACCGCTATCACGACGGGCCAGATCGCCCCGGAAAACGTCATTCCAACCGAAAAATTCCTGATCTGTACGTTTGAAACCGAAGATTCCGATCCGCGCGGCGTGCCCCAGATCAAAGCCGCTTTCGAGCCGACCTGCGACAAATCCGAAACTCGGCAGCAATCCAAAATCTGGCGCAAAAAATGTGCGATCCGCTCGTTTATTGCGACGGTTGCTAAAGATGCGAAGCAGATTCAGATTAAAAACGAAGACGGAACGCCGAAGATCGTTGACGGCGTACCGGTCACCAAAACGCCGATCAAATCCGTTTCCGAAACGCTCGCCAAAATGCAGAACGATACTGTCGGCGTCTTTCCGGCTGAAACCGTAATTGAAGCTCTCGATGCGGACGGAACGGGCGAACAGTTCGAGCGATTTTACACGATCAATAATTCGGAGATCCGGAAAGCGATTCTTTTGCAGTCCGGCACCGGCGAATCGAACAAAGGCGGTTTGGGAAAAGCCGGAAAAGAAGTTGACGAGCGGGTGATCACCCGCCGGATCAATTCATTTCGCCGTGATCGCGAGAATGAGCTCTACGCCTTTGCAAAAACACTCGTCAGCTTAAATTACGGTCCGGATAAGGTTCATTTGACGCCCGGCATTTCTCTGGGCGATGCCGAAAAGCAGGATCTTTCGACCAAGATTCAGGCGCTTTCACGGGCCGGCTATAAACTTCATCCGTCGCAGTTCGACGAGATCGATCTGGATATGGGTTTGCCGAAGCGCGATTTGTCGCAGGATGCGCCGCCGGATGGCGCGCCGCCGGCTGAAGATCCCGCAAGCAGTAACGATTTAGCCGATAACACTGGCAATGAGGACATCGCACAATGAGCAGAGTTTTAAGTTTCATCACATCTTCAATCTGGGCGATGCGTCAGCAGGAATTCGACGTTATGACGCTCGTCGCTCTGCGCCAAACCGAAACGCTTGAAAGGATCGCAGCCGATCTCGACAAACCGCTGCCGGAAGCGATGACGGCACGGCGCGGCGAACGGCTGATGAATACCCGGTACGTCGAAATGCGCGATTCCGTCGCGATCATCGATGTCAACGGACGGCTTGCCAAGCGGATGGGCTTTTTCGCGGAAGTCTGCGACGGCGGTACCTCGACCGAAAATCTGCTCAAAGATTTTCAATCGTGTCTCGATAATCCGGACGTTTCATCGATCGTCTTCAACATCGACAGCCCAGGCGGTGAAGCGTTCGGCATCAACGAACTTGCACAGCACATTTACAGCGCGCGCGGCAAAAAGCCGATGAAAGCGTACATCGGCGGTTTGGGATGTTCCGGCGCCTACTGGATCGCGTCCGCCTGCGATGAGGTGATCTGCGATAAATCCGCATTCCTCGGCTCGATCGGCGTCGTGAGCGTTTCGATCGACGATACCGAAGCCTACAAAATGCTCGGCTTCGATAAAAAGGTTGTGACATCATCGAACGCCCCGAAAAAACGGCTCGACCTCAACACCGAAGACGGAATGGCGGAATTTCAAGCCGAACTCGACGCGATGGAAGATGTTTTCATTTCAGCGGTCGCTCGCAACCGCAAAGTAAAAAAAGAGCAGGTCATCAACGATTTCAATCAGGGCGGCGTCCTTTTAGGAGTCGATGCGGTCAAAGCCAAAATGGCGGACCGCACAGGAAGTTTGGAGCAGGTCATTAAAGAACTTGCCAGAGGCAGTAAACAAAAAGCGTCCGCAAAAGGCGCAGAAAACGAAGGAGAATTCGATATGTCATTCAAAGATAAATTCAAGGAATTTGCGGCGTCGGTCGGTTTTGCTGTCAGTGAAACGGCTCCCCAAATCGAACCGGCTGAAGCTTCAGCCGCTGAATCAACAAATCTTCTGGCGGAAAAAGAAGCCGCTGAAGCTCGCGCCCAGAAAGCCGAGCAGGAAAAGGCCGAGCTGATCAAAGAACAAAAGGCGCAAACCGAAAAAGCGTTGACGGAAAAGGCCGCCGCCTTCGCCGCTTCGGAACTTGCAGCCAACCGGCTGTTGCCCGCCGAACGGGAATCGTTCGAGGCTTCATATCTGCAGGCCCTCAAAGACGATGCCGCGAACCCGCTGGCGGATGGCAGAACCCGCGCCGCGCTCGTCGAGGCGATTCAGGCCAAACGCACACCGCATTTATTCGCGGCCGAACAGGTTGCCCCGGATGCGACGGCAAAAGTTTTGGCGGGCGAGCCCGCTGAAGGCGTCTCGGATGAGCGCAAAAAGGAACTGATGGAAAAAACACCGCTCGGGAAGGCTGCTTTGAAGGTCGTCCGGGGCGGCAAATAGGAACGGCAAACGCCGATAAATTTTTAACTTAGGAGAACAACTTTATGAGTTTACAAACAGATACATACGGCGCAGCGGGTTTAGTTCCTTATATGGACCCGGAAGACGCCGTGACGGAATCGGTTCCCTTCGGCAACAGCTTGACGCTCGCCAAGGGAACGGTCGTCGCGATCAAAACCGCCGACAACAAATGGTATGCCTATGTTGACGCCAATTCGGACGGTACGCAGGTCGCGCGCGGCATTCTTCAATATGCCATCACGACGGACGGCAGCGGCAAGGTGACGATCGCCAACGAAAAAGGCGTGACTTACGACAGCGCGCCCGTTTATTTGGCGGGGACGTTCCGGACGACGGAACTGACCGGGCTCGATGCGGCGGGCGTTGCCGATCTCGGCAGAATCGTCGCCGGTTCGGTCGCGGACGGTGCTTTAAGAATCGGTTAATCGGTTCGGATTTAATTTAATTACAGGAGATAAACAAAAGTGGCAACATATATTTTTCCGACAAATCAGGAACTCAAACAGGTCGAGCAAGACAAGCTCCCTGCGTTGACGACCAACGACCCGATCTTTCAGCATTTCCCGATGGTGGATGTCGATTCGCACGTTCTTTCGTGGGAACAGCGCGACAACTACAAAGGACTGCAGCAGGTTCGGGGTCTGAACGGCCAGCCGAAGCGCGTCAATGCGATCGGCGGCAAGCGCTTTACGATCGAGCCGGGCATCTACGGCGAGTTTATGCCGATCGATGAGCTCGAACTGACGACTCGCCGTCAGTGGGGCACACAGGACATGCCGATCAACGTCGAAGATCTGGTGATGGAAAAGCAGGATCAACTGCTGAACCGCCGCCTCGATCTGATCAAATCGGTTCTGTGGAAGCTCGCGACGACCGGCACGTTCACCGTTTTGAACGATCAGGGCATTCAGCTCTACGCCGGCACGTTCGCGCTTCAAACCGCTTCGGCTTCGGTCGCGTGGGGCACTTCGGCAACGGCCAAACCGCTCGGCGACTTTCGCGCGGTGCAGCTGCTCTCGCGCGGCCATTCGGTCAGCTTCGGCAGCGGCGCAACCGCCTATATGAACCGCGTCACCTTCAACAAGATGATCTCGAATACAAACGCCGCCGATCTCGCCGGCCGCCGCACTTCGGGACTCAATACGGTTCTCAATCTTGAGGAAGTGAATAAAGTGCTGATGGGCGAAGATTTGCCGCAGGTCGCCGTCTGGGATGACGGTTACATCAACGACGCGGGAACTTTCGTGCCGTTCATCGCGGACGATAAGGTCGCTATTTTCGGCGTTCGTCCGGGCAATCAGGTTCTCGGTGATTACGCGATGACACGCAACGCGAACAACCCGAATCTGGAACCGGGATCTTACACGAAGGTCGTCGATAACGAAGACGACGTGCCCAGAAGGATCATCGTTCACGACGGTCACAACGGCGGCCCGCGGATTTACTTCCCGTCGGCGATCGTCATTTTATCGACCTAATCCTTTACGGGATTCGGATCAACTTCTTTCGGGGCAGTGGTCGAAATGATCACTGCCCGCTTATAAAAACCATGTATAAAGCAATTCACAATCTGATCAAGGAAAACGGCGCGCTCGTGCATGCCGGTACGGAAAACCTGAAAGCCGAAGATATCGGTTCGAAGGAAGTCATTCAGCGGTTTCTCGATCTCGGTTCGATCGAAGAGCAGGAACCGGCAAAATCTTCAGCGAAGGTCAAAGCGTCGAAAGCCCCGACCGAAGAGCAGGAAACGGAAAAAACCGATAAGTAATGGATTGGATCTCGGTGCCAAATTTCAAGCTCGACTTTGCCGTCGCCCGGAATGCAACTGACGCGCAGGCGCAGATGGCGATCGAGGCAGCGGAAGACGAGCTCGCGGAGCTTGTCGGCCAAGCCGTGATTACCGATACTCTTTCGGCTTCCCCTGCCGATTCGGTCAGAGCGGCAAAGATCGTGCGGGCGCATAAATTCTTTGCCGCTTCAATCCAATGCGTCAACGTGCGCAACGTCAAAACCGAACAGGATGCGGGATCGCCGGCAATGACCGGCCAAACGATCCAGAACAGCTACTGGACGCCCGCCGAGATCGAAAAGATGCGGGAAAACTGGCGGCAAATGGGGCTCAAAGCAATCGGCCCGTATTTATTGACCGACGCGCCCGATGACGATTACGATTTCGAGTCGGAATTTGCGACGGGTGTTTTATCGAGCACACCGAATTGCGGGACGGATTACTGCTCATGATCGCGCTCAATATACATATTTCGGCGTTCAATCTCGATTTTATCGAAAAGGACGTGGAAACGATCCAGCAGGAATTGGCCGAGCAGATCGTCATTGAAGCGCAAAGGATCCTCGACGAGCCCGGCAGGAGCGGCAGGCTTTACCGGCGCGGTCCGATCAAAGGCCGGTTGACAAAAAAAGGTTTGGCGGCAGGGCTCAAACAATCCGGATCGTCGCGGATGATCATCGGCAGCAAGATCCATCGGGCATCGGCGCCGGGTGAAGCGCCGGCGATCGATACCGGCAGATTGCGTCGCGAAATTACCGTTCGAAAGACCGGTCGCGGACGTTTTCAGGTTCGTTTTGGCGCGCCGTATGCAGGAATTCTTGAATTTACTTTGGATCGCCCGTTCGTTTTGCCCGCGATCGAAGCGGCGGCTCAAATTGTTTTTAACCGATGATTTCATTAAACGCACTCTACGCATTTATCGAATCGCTGATCGCGGCGGCCGATGAGGAGACGCCGCTCAAAGACGCCGTTTCTTTCCGGAACGTGCGCGGCCCGGTCGATGAAGCGAAAAAGGTCGTCCGCTGCGAATGCTGGCAGGGCCGCCGCTCGAAAGCAGGCGACGATGAGTGCAAGGAAACGGAAGTTAAATTCATCGTTGAATTTTATGTTTTGCCCGAACAGCCGTCCGCCGATTTGGACGCCCTCGCCCGGCTCGACGCGGCGCGCGACGAAAGCTTTGAAATGATGAATGTTTTCTTCGAGGCGCTGACAGACGGAGGCGCAGGGGCAACTCTGAACGGCGCTGTCGAGATCGCTTACGGCGACGAATGGGAAAACGGTGAGGCGAATCTGGGAACGCAGCGACGCGGCGCAACCTATTTTTATGGCCAGATCAATTAAGGAAATAATTTTATGAAGATCAAATTTGCAAACGATTTTACGGAATATGCGGAAGGCGGCGGCAGGATCTTCCTGCAAGCGGATGAGCCTTTCGATGTGGAAGACGGTGCGCGGCTGCTGGAAGTCGAATCCCAGGTCTTCGAGGGCGAAGGGACCAAACGCAAATTGGTTTCAAAGAACGTCTTTGAGCCGGCGGACAAACCGGTCAAAACAGAAAAGTCAAAGGAGGCGGCAAAATAAATGTCAGTTCAATATACAAGTTCGATCTTAACGTGGTTCTCGCGGCTCGTCGAAACCGCTTACGGTACCAAAGCGCTCGCGGCGGCGGATTTCCGCCGGCTCGGCGAGCTCAATAAAACGCTTTTCAACATCAAGCCGACGTTCGAGCAGGATCAGGAAAACGCCGGGTCGGATGAAGACGTGCAGGCTTTTATCACGACGAATATCTTCCAGAACGCCCAGTTCCCGACGTATTTTTCGTTTCAGGACATCGGTTACTGGCTCTATATGATCTTCGGCAGCTATTCGAAGTCCGGTGTCTCTGCGCCCGTCACGCACACCTTTACACCGCTCAATAAATCGACCTCGCGCCAGCATCCGACGCGCACGTTCGGCCAGCGCAAAGGCACGGACATTCTGGTCTACCCGGGCATCGGCCTGCAGGAGCTGACGATCGAAAAGGACGCCGTCGGGCGGCTCAAGGTCGGTCTGACGTTTGACGGTCTCGGCACGGTCTTCCTGAATCCCGCATCCTACGCCGCGCCGGCGGTCGTTTCCGATCGGATCTACGGCTTCAACAATCAGGCGGCGCAGACCATCAACGATACGGTCGCATCGGTCAGCTACGGCTATTCGTGCGAGGTCGAATCTTGGAAATGGACTTTCACCAACGAACGGATCGCCGAGAGCTTCCGCGACTGTTCGCCGGAATTCACCGCCGGAAGCCCGAAAGCCGGACAGGTCCGTTCGGAAAATCTGACGTCGAAATACAACTGGAAATTCGACGCGAAAGTCCGCTACGACAGCGCTAAGAATCCCGAGAACTTTCTGCGCGCCGGCAATCTCGTGACGCTGACGACGGCGATCACGTCTTCGCAGCTGATGACCGCGACGCCGTACAGCCTGACGCTTTCGGATACGCAGGCGCAGATCGTTTCCGCCGATCCGACCGCGCAGGATGCGAATTTCATCTTCTACGACATCGCGGCGGAGCTGCGGGCGAGCAAATCGACCGGGCTCATGGGCACGTCGGCCGTTTTGGTCAATGACGTCGTGAGCTACATCGTTTAATTTTACGCGCGGATGGCGGGCGTAAATAAAGGCCGGCGAGTTTTACTTCTCAGTTTCGCTCGCCGGCTTCAATTCGAAACTGGGAAAAGGAAAACTGAGAAAATGACGAAAGCAGCAAAAAAAGAAGAGAATTTATCACTCGAACGAGTTGAACAGATCATCGCGCCAGCTTATCAATATGATGCTGACGCTGAACAGCTCATCCCACTTGAAATCCGTGGACACCGGATAGTTCATCGGCTTAGACCGTTAACGAACGAACGGTTTTTTCAATTGGAAAAAGAACGACTCGACGTTCAAAAACGGATCGCCAAATCTCAGAATATCACGACCCAAATCTATGCGCCGAATGAATCACTTTGGAATGATCTGGCGCTCGAAGTTATTGGATTCAAGCCTGATCCGGACTGGAAAATAAAAACCTATTTTCTCGACAAAACGGCCGCTGTCGGTGCTTTACTGCACACGGAAATTAAGGAAGAAGCGGAAAACGCCGAAGAAGATGAATTATTAACGTTCGATATTGAAATTCCGGTCAAAATGGATGTTTTGCAATCCGGCACTTTAATTGAAACCGTTCATATCTTCCGACAGGAAACAAAAGCCGAAATGGATGAATATCTGGCAATTATGACGGACAAGCCTAAAGCACAAGGGTTTGCCCGTTTCGCTCACGATACGAGCGCCGAGCGGCTCTGCGATCTATACGATGCTACCAATAAAACAGCAATGCCTTATGCAGGTCGTATTCCGGTCTGGCACAAAGCGGCAGCAGTGCAGACGCATTTTGCACGCCAATTTTTACGAATGGGAAAGTAATCGACGCCGCCGTACCAAGATTGCGGCGTCTGGTTTTGAAAAAGTTTGGGGAAGATAACGAGCAAGGGCTTCGTCGATTTTGCCCCGGCGAAGACAATTGTTCGGAGTTTGAATCAGCGGCAGGAGAAACCCGCAAGGCGAAAGAGAAAAACGTCTGCATCGACGGGAAGTGCCCGGCATTCCCGTCAAAAGTGTCAGACGTTCCCGATAGAACGGAAAAATTTCTTGACGCCCTTGAAAACAAGGTTTTTGAATTACGATTCGAGCAGATGTCAGGCGCGCCATTTGATGGGAATAGTATGACGCCGAGCGAGTTCAAATGTTTGAAAATTCTTAATGCGATCTTTGATGAGGAAGAGCGAAATTTACGAGTTGTCAACAATAAAATGTTAGAAGCGCTGTTAAAACGAGGTTTTTAAGAAAGTGGCAGACGGAAGAACAGTTAAAGTTATCGTTGATGTTGTCGCACCGAACGGGGCGGAGAAGGCGAAAAAACCGCTCAAAGACCTTGAGGCGGAAGTCGCGGCCAGTAACAAACGAATCGAAGATAACCATAAGCGGACAAATAAAGTTATTGAAATGTCCGACAAAGTTCTTTCCGATTTTCAGGCCAAAGAAGCGCGGCGGCGGGCGAACGATTTCACCAATTCGCTAAAACAGATTCAAAATGAAACCAGAAAAACCGAATCCATTTTCAAAAGCGCTTTTTCAGGGTCTGCGCTCGGATCGCTGGCCGGGAATTTAGGCGGGAAAATTGTTTCCACTTTCGCCTCGGCCATTTCTTCTTTGCCCGGGATCATCACCGAAGCATTTAATAAGTCTGCGGCTTTTACTCAAGCAACTTTAACGCTGGCGCAGTTCGAGGGATCTGCCGCGAGCGCGGCGGCTAAAATGAAAGAGTTAATCCAGGTCGCCAATGACACGCCCGGCTTGACTTTTCAGTCCGCCGTCGAAGGCCAGAAAAGGCTTGAGGCCGTCGGATTTTCTGCCGATCGCGCCACAAAACTCCTTAAAGGACTGGCAAATTTCCGCGTACTTTCCGGTTCGTCGCAGCAGGATTTCGATATCTTAACAACGGAGCTGGCGAAATTTGCCGTGGGCGGCGAAAAGGCGGGCGTCGTGTTTCGCGAAATTGCCAATCATATGCCCGCGTTGATCGGGACGATCAAGCAGCAGTTCGGCACGTTAAATGCTGAAACAATTAAGGCTGCAGGCGGACCGAAAGCCTTTCTTGATAAGCTGACCGACGCAATGGCCAAGATTCAGCCGGAGTTTGCCGCATCGTCGCTGGCGGCTGAGAACTTCGGCGATAGCCTTGATCGATTGCAGATCGCTTTCGGTTCAATTATTGAGCAAAACCCGGAAATCATTTCTCTCTTGGAATTGTGGACGAACGAAATAAACGGCACGACCGGGGCGCTAATGGATAATGAATCCCAGACGCGTTCGGCTTTTTCGACGTTTGTCTCCTGGGTTGGAAAAGCCGGCGTTTCCGCGACCAATCTTGGAAATCTCATTTCGGCGGTGGTTTCAGACATCGGAACCGGTCTTTCAAATGTGATGCAAGGCGTCGGCGCAACATTTACTTATATTTTAGCGACTACCGGACGCACGGCTTTATCAATGGCCGGAATCATCGGCGAACAAATAAATAAAATCATCGACTCGATCAATAACGTAACCGCCGGCGCAAACCTTGGCAGCGGCGGATTGCTGAACTTGCCTCAGCTGCCGCGTTTTTCCGGTGTGGATGGATCTATGTCGGAGTACAGCAAAGCGATCAGAAGCTACGAGCGCGGCTTCGTCGGCGACTTCGCGCCGTCCGCAAAATGGTGGAACGGCGATTGGTGGGGGAAAACGCGAAAAGCCGACATTGAAAATGCCGATCGCTGGACGGAATACGATTACTTGGTTCAGGAAAATAAGCGGCGACTCGCCCGGCAAAAGAACGCAACCTACCCGCGCTCTTCAAGTAATGAATCGGACAGCATAGAGGGCGGCGGAGGCGGCAGAAAGGGCCGCAAGTCCCGTTTATCCGAAGCCGGAATAGATTCTTTCGTCGATAATCGGACAAAAGCGGCTTTTCAGCGCGCCTTGGCTAAATTATCGCCCGGCCTAAAAACTCAAATCTATCAGGCGGCGGAAACTTACGGAATTCCTGAAAGTTTAGCATTGGCGCAAATTTTCAGCGAATCGACATTCACAGCGGATGCAAAAAGTCCTCAAGGCGCGCTTGGTTTGACTCAGGGCATGCCGGGGACTTTCGGCCAAAAACGATTTGGCGGTTTTACTGCCGATCAAATGAAAGATCCGAAAAACGCTCTGACGTTCTGGGGAAAATACATGTCATTTCTTTTCGATCGCTACGGCGATTGGGAATTGGCGACGCTTGCTTATCATCAAGGGGAAGGAACGGTCGATCAGCTCGTTAAATTGCTTGACAGCGGGAACAAAACCAAAATAGCGCAATTTTTCAAAGCACGTCCGAAAGGCAAATCATACGCTCAAAAGATCAAGGCGTTATCAGGACTTTCCGGCGCCGACCAATTTCTGACGACCGGCGAAGCGGATTCATTAGATCGTGAAAAGGACGCCGCGCGCGAGCTTGAGCGATCTAAGCAAAAGATTCTCGACTTAACGAAAGAATTGGGTATTGCTGAAGCCGATTATCAAAACACGACGCAGACGGAAGCCGACGCTTCCATTACTCGTCTCGAAGCGATGAAAGATCTGACGAAAGATTGGCAAAAACAAACCGAAGATGCCAATCAAAAGGTCTGGGAAATTCAAAACACATCACAAGATGCGGGCGGCAAGGCAGAGTATTTGTTTAGAACGATCATAGATAAAGCCAATTTATCGGCGTCGGATGTTGAATTCTTACGTCAGAAATTCCAGAAACTCAAAGAAGCGATCGACGAAGCCCGACAGGCGACAGGGACGCGTCCTCGTCTCGTCCCCTGGCAATCTTTGCCCGGCAATGAGTGGGGATTACCTTTTCAGGGTGACACTTCCGTTCAGAGAACGACCAATGACCGAAGTAATTTGAAATCGTTTAATGAATTCAATCGATCGCTGAATGATCAGTTGAACACTCTTCAGCGCGGCGGGAAAGAATTGACCGAATTTGAAAGAGTTCAACGAGAAATTGCCGAAAATTATGATTTTCTAAGCGAAGCGCAAAAACAAGATATTTTGAATACGGCGCAGCAGATCGACGCGACGCAAAAATATTTAGATGTTCAGGAAAAAGTCAAAGGATTTTTTGAAAACGTCTTTGACAGCGCCTTGGCCGGCCGATGGAAATCCGTTTTAGATACGATCCTGAGCACAATCAAGGACTTTGTCGTTAAGGCCGCGGCTCAATTTGCTTCTCTAAAAGTAACCAATTGGTTTTTCGGCGGCGGCGGTGGCGGCGGCAGTATTCTGGGCTCGCTCGGTTCAATCTTCACCGGCAATCAAGGCGGCGGGATCTTTAATTTCGGCGGCGGCGCAGCGTCATCCGCAAGCGGCATTCAAGGGGGCATCGGATCAGCAACCGGCGGCGGACGCCTCGGCGGCATCGGGCGGATGCTTGGCGGCCTCGGCGGATTATTCGGCCTCGGCGCCCACACTGCAACGGCAGCGACGGCGGCCTCGACGGCAGCAGGGATCGAAGGCGGCGTCGGTTCGGCGGCCAGCGCAGGCGGCGGATTTATGGGAAGTCTCGGCGGATTATTCACAAATCCGTGGACGGCGGTCGCTGCCGGCGCTGCGATCGGCGGATTCTTTCTTTTCAAACATTTCTTCGGCAATTCCGCCGAAAAGAAACTGAAGAAAGCGGCTCAAGCAGCGTTCGGCGTGGACATCCGCGACAAAAACGTTCTGAAGCAGCTGAAAACCATCGGTGAAGGGGCGTTCGGTAAAGGTCAGGCCGGAAAGCATGCCGATGAGGTCGTACAAATCGAAACGGCCAAAGACATCATCGAGCAGTATGCCGAACAAACCGGCCAGAATACCGACAAATTGGGCCGCAACGATTACGGCAACGAAAACTGGAAAGGCAATAAATTCGGCACGAAATTCAACGGGTTTGATTCGCCTTCGGTTTCTTCGATGGTCAGAAGCTCAATCGGCTCGACCTCATCGGATGTGAGTTTGTCGGGAAGCTCATCCGGATCGGCAAATTCCGAATTGAAAGCGGCTCTGAACGGGATCGTGAAGCTCCTTGCGATCAACAGCGAATCGATCGACGCTTTTACCGAAAAATTCAGCGGGGTCGCACCTGCAGATCTGCTGATCGCCCATTCATCTACGATCGGCGCGGCGGTTTTGAAAGAAGCGGATATGAACCAATCTTTTACGGATAGTTTTGACAGAAAGACAGGGAGGTTTGTTTAATGAGCGAAACTCTCGTGAACGGTTATCATTTGCTTCAACTGTGCGGGCGCGAACCGTCCGAAACCATCGCTTTCTCTGAATTCGTCAACGATCTCGGCGAAGGGTATGACGACACGCTTTTATTCGGAGCGGATACCGGCTGCCGGGAGTTTGCCTTAGATTTTCCGACGCTCGGCAATTTCACCGCCGACCGCACTTACCAGCTCGACGGCGTGATGCTGACCGCCGCTGAGTATCTTTGGGAACTGTTCTGCCGTCAAAAAGTCGAGGGAAAACCGCTCGTCATCAAATCCGCGCGCAATAACCAATATTATCTGGTCAAATTCAAAGACCCGGCGATGACGCAGAAAAAAATGCTCGTCGCGATGTTTTCGGGCTCGTCGATCTTTAAGCAGTATCGAAAATCAGGCGTAACGGTCTTCGATCCGTCAAAGCTCAAACTATGGGGATTATTCGACGCCGACGATTTCGATACGATCGGCAAAGTCTGGACGGACAGCTCGGGCAGCGGTCACGACCTGGCGCGGCCTTCGGGCGGAATCGATTATGTTAAGGTCGCCAACGCGCAGAACGGGCAAACGGTCCTCAGATTCAACAGCGCGGCGGGCAGTTCGTTTTTGGCAAGCGGATCCGCGGTCAACGTCAAAGATGCTTTTATCGCGCTAAAGATAAATGAAGCGACGTTCTCGAACACGAACGGGATCGTTTCCGGCGGCACGTCCGACACGAACGGGATTCTGATAGGCAACACGGGTCTGACGAAATTTTACGATTTGAATTACCGGGCGGGACAGACCTATTTCTACTCGAAAAACGGAACGGAGTTTTCGGAATCGAATCAACAGGCTCCGATGAATGCTTTCGCCGTCGTTTATATCCGCGCCGAAACAGGGATTGCGCTCAATGATCTCTATATCGGCAAAGATCGAAACACGGCCCATTACGGCAAAATGGACATCGGCGAGATGGCGTTTTCATCGTCGCTTTTGCCGAAAAGTCAGGTTCGGGAAATGCTCGAATATTTATTTACAAAATACGGGATATGAAATATTTGCTTTTATCATTTTTGTTGTCGGCGCAGATCTGCCCGAACTGTTTTCAAACGAAATGGAAAACCAAGACGGCGGCCGTCGAATGCAGCTCGGCGCCGCAGGTCGTCCGGGAGTTTCAAAGCGAAGGTTATCAGGTCAAAGTCAAGGTTTATAAGGACGAAGAGATCGGAAAGGTCTGCGACATTTTAGGATTCAAATAGATGCTCAATTCGACGCAACTGACAAATTTAAGAGCATTACCTCAGCCGCACGTCGCGGAGATCCTGAAAGTTTACTGGGACGAGAGCGACAGCGCGCAGGATCGGTTCTATGCCGTCACGGACTGGCAGAGCCTCGGCAACTTTCGAAATTGTTCGTATGATGTCGAAGCGCGATTGATCACGCCGAAAAATGAAAGAGGGTTTTCGACCGCTCATTCATACGAATTAAACGCCAACATCAATTCTCAGACCGTCCAGTTCGTTTTCTCCGATACGGATCAGGTTATCAAAAATCGGTTTTTAACCTACGGCTCGAACGTCAAATGCGAGATTATTTACTATTTTCCGCAATTAGATGTCAGTCAGATCATGTGGTTCGGCCACCTTGAACAGCCGCGAATTTATGGCCTTTCAAAACAGAACGTGACGGCACAAAATGGTTTTCGCTCGCGGGAATTTCTGTTGCCGTCCGAAGTTCATATGAAAGAATGTTCGAGACGAGTATTTTCGGGCAAGCTTCAGACGCAGGAAGAGATCGACGTTTCGATCTGTCCTTTCAACGCGCACCTCGGCGGCCCGATCGGCACGAACAATCCGCTCACCGGACTTCCGTGGACATACTGCCTGGGGCTCACGAAAGCCGATTGCGAAGCGCGGCTCGGTACCGGCATCTACTGGCCGGGCTACGATTACGAAGCCTCGGGCACGACCGTCTCATCCCGGTTCATCACGTCGAAGACGAACAACAACGATTCGCTTCTGCGCTTCCCGATCGAGGTCGTCTGGGGAGCAAAGATCCGATTCGAAATGCCGGTGCTGCAATATTACACGCGGCAGGATCCGTCTAATCCCAATCGCGGGACGATCCATATCATCGCGGAAGTTTCGAATGACGAGGTCGATCGAATTTTCAACGTCCTTTTCAACGGAACGCCGTCAAACGTCCAGTCGAGCCAGATCCGGACGGGACAGAAAGGCCAATCGCCGACTTCGTGGGTCACCGGCATCACGAATTACTCGGGCCGCTCGATCGTTTATCTCGTCGGCAATTATTCATCGAATCCGGGCACGATCAACATTTCCTCGATCAAGCCAGGCTGTTATGTCCACGGATTTAAGAACGGGCGGATCTATTCGGACGAAACGACATACACGCAGGCAGTCAACAACAGCCGCACGTGGGCCGTGCTGGAACTTTATACCAACAACCGCTGGGGGCTCGGTTATCGTCACTCGCAGTTCGACATTCAATCCTTCGTCGATCTCGCGGCATGGTGCGAGCAGAACGTCCGGTTCACCTTGACGATGGAAGACGGCACCGTCAAAACCTTCGATCTCTCGGGCGGGAACGGGCGGACGATCTTCGATGCGGTGATGGCGGGGCGGCCGGCCGCCGAACAGATCACCGATATCTGCCGAACGGGCCGATTTTCCGTGCCCTTTCAAAGAGACGGAAAATATACGGTCTCACCGCTTGCCGAAGCGACGAGCGACGAGCTTTCCGCTGCGCGCGTATTTTCAGACGCGATCGGCACCGGGAATATCATCAGGCCGCAAAACTCGGACGGCA